CCAGCACGTGCAGGTACAGAAATACTAGTTGCTGGACGAGATACTTTAGAAACTAAATTAACTGAGTTTTGCCAATCTGCTGTTCCATCTGTTTCTTCACTAAATCTTAATTGATAGTATGCTAAATCTAAATCTGGTATTTGTGACCAACTTAGATGAGCTTCTTGACCAACAATATTACATGAAAAATCTTCTACATCACTCGGTGGTGCAATAGCACCTATTACAGTTCTTGAAGCTGAAACATAACTTGAAGAAACACCAATACTTGAAACTGCTTTAACTCTTACGTCATAAGTTTCTTGGTCTATTACGTTTAATACTCTATGAGTTAATCCTGAACCTTGTGCATAAATAATATAATTTGTATCTGTACTTTTTTTGTATTCAACTTGGTAATAATCAACAAAACTATCTGGCGAAGCACCTATAGTTACATCTAATGCTACAATTACAGTTCCATCATTGTATTCAATAAGTTGATCGTCTAATGTTACACTTGCTGGTGGTTGAACAACAAAAGGATTAGGAAGATTTGTACTAGGTGCAGTTGTTTGTTGTGATTTTTCTGCCCAAGAAAAATGACTGTTTTGGTGTTCCACTAAATCTAATCCTAATGTGTAATCTGAATTAAATTTAATTGATAAAATTCTAAAAGGTTTAGCAGAATATCCTAATGAACTGTGTGTAACATTAACAATATCTCCAATCGCTAAATCATAAGCACTAAATGAAACATTAATTGAAAGTCTTGTTGCTTCTCTAGTTCGTCTTAAAATTACTTCCGCCATTTCTTCAGCTTGATATGGAGAAGTTATTACTTTACCAAAATCAAATCTACCCTCTAATAAAAACCCACCATCACTAGCTTTCATTGTTGCGTGTTGATCTTCACTTGGCAAACCAGAATCATCTATAGGTGGATATTGAACTTCATTTACTTGCCAATTACGATCTGGGTCTACATATGAAACAATAACTCTATTATATTTTTCATTTTTACTTGGACTTGATAAATTATAACCACCAATAATATCATCTTCAGTTAAAGTTATAGAAGCTGTTCCAGTTGTTTCGATAACAAGACTATATTTACCTTGTGTATAAGGTAAGTAGCCTCTACAACCTTTTAAAAGTTCTCTAACATTTTCTAATATTTTTTTAGAAGTATCTAAAACTGCATTTGCGTCAAATAAATTAATATCGCTTCCACCTGAATATGGCGTTACTTGTGTTTCGCAAACTTGTGAAGCATCATAAAAACTTTGTAAATCTATTTCATCAGTTGATAAACCTTTTCCATATCTTTCATTAGTTAAATAATCTAACAAACACCAAGCGGGATTAGTTGTGAAAGAAGCAGATTGTTCTACTAAACTTGCATTATAGGTTTTAACTTTTCTACCTTGAACTACAGCTTGTATTTTAGGAATTGAATTAAAAATATCTTGATTCCATTTAAACTTTAAAGCTAAATAAGAAATACCAGATAATTTATGATTAGCACCCCAACTATCTAATTCAGATAACAAACTTGATGAAGCTTGACCATCTGTTCCAAAATGAGGCTCTACCGTAATTAAACTTTCATCATCTCTATAATAATTTTCATCAGAACTATCAACTTCAACTTGTGTATTATCTGCAAAAGCACCATCAAAAGTAACTACTCTATCATCAATTCTTATTTCACTAATTCCATTTATTTCCCCCTCACTCATTACTAAAGCAACGTATAAGTAATTATTATCCTCTCCCGAAGATTCTATAAAAACTCTCGTTCCACCAAGTAATCTTGTTCCATACACAACTGGAATATTAGCGTCATTAGATTGTTTATTAATTAAAATACCTTTTTCAAAATCATCAAATTCTGATGTACCGAAATCTGGTAGATCTGGTGTTTTAGGTCGAAACACCCAAGCCAAAGCAACTGTTGCAATTATTTTTACAACAGGATTCATATTAGAAAAGAAACTTGTAACAGAACTTATAAATCCACCGAAACCACCGAAGCCCATTATTCCCTACCCCATCTTACATCTAAAACTGTTTGGGAAGCAAAATCCATTCCTACATCTGTACTAAAAAATCTTTGTTGTGATGTATTGTTTGTTTTTCTTCCATTTTTTTTTTCAAAATCAGCCCAATGTGAAACTACTGTTAAATTAACAACACTATCTTTATCACTTTCATTAACTGCAAAATTTTCTATGTTGCCTTGATATAATAAAAAAGGATCAGCGATTAAAGAATTGTTGGTATCTAATAAACCTCTAAAAATAGTAACTTCATCATTTGTAATATTTTCATTAAGAACAGTTGATATAAAAGTTTGGTCAGCACCAGATAATGAAATAGTTAAACTTGATTTCGTAACGTCTATTTCTTCTGAAAAATCTGAAACACCAATAACAAAATCTGATGGATTATAAGTAACTGAACTACCTGAAACTGAAGATGTTAATGAAAAAGAACAGTCAGTAAAATTAACAGGAGTACTGAACCCAATAGTGAGAAGATGAACGGGTCTAATATCATTTGTCGCTAGAGCCGTCTTTATTGCTGAAGTTAAGTTTCTCGTCATATTTCTCGTAAGTTGTTCGTTCTATTTTCTCAGTTCCTTTTATCATAACAAAACTAAAACTTCCATCAGGAATAGTATTTTGTTTTAGATCATTCTTTGTTTGGTCTAACTGAGATTCATCAATAACTTTTTCTGCTATGAAGTCAGCACTGACCCAATGTTTCACTAAATATTTTGTCATCTATAACGCTTCTTCAACGTCCATTTCGAATTGATACAATAAATTTCCATCTTTGTCATTACCAACTACGCCAAATTCTTGTATATCGTTAGTAAGATATACGGTAAATGGAACATTATCGAATTGAATATCTGAATTAGTTATCGCTGTTGTTAAAGGTGGCTCTATAGTTAAAGTTCCTGTTGAAATATCTGATTGATCTGCAACGACCATATAAACTTTATCATGCGAAGCAAATTTAATAAAATCTCCAGCTTTTAATGTTCCTGTTCCTGTTCCAGCAAGTGTAATTGAAGTAGCACCAGCACTAGCTGTTCCATTTGGTGTACCAGAAGCTGTTCCTCTAGCGTCTTCTATTTCTGGTGGAACGATTGTAAAATTTTCTTTACCAGAACGTTGCTTAACAATAAACGCCATAAGTTCTCCATAAACATCAGATCGTTTAGCGGCAATTATTTCAACAGTAAAAGACCAACGTTGATTATCTATTTGTCTTGAAAGTTTTTTACCAGAAACAGATTTAGAAATAATTGTACTTTGGATTGATTTAATTCCTAAAGTTCTAAATTGAGCAGTTGATATTGGAAAAGCACCAGCCATTATATTAAACTTTCTCTACCACGTTCATTGACAGCGTTATTAATTAATTGTGTTATAGTTCCTCTTGATCTAACTAGCAAGTCTTCAAAACCAGAAGCATCTAAAGTATTTATATTAAAATTAACTGTAGTTTGTCCACCGCCTGTTCCTCTAGCACTTTGAGTTATTTGACCAGATTGATTAGGAATGAATAATTCTGCACCACGCTCTCCAACTACTATTGGTTTTCCTTTTGATACTGCACCACCATTAGCAAAACCATCAAAAAATGATAAAGCTGTACTTACTAAAGAACTTCCCATTGAAGAACTACCACCAGAACTGTATGCCGCCTGTTTTCTTTTTTCTTCTGTGATTAATTGTTCGATTGCTAATTGCCCACTTAATTGTGTTAATTTGTAATTATTTAAACTAACTAAAATTTTTTCTCTAACTATTTGTTCTATTAAAGTAGAAAGAATATTAACTAAAATATTTCTGGCTAAATTTGCCAATACATCTTGTAAGCTTTCTCCGAAAACTATTGATCTTGCTAAACCTTGTGACATTTGAGTTATGCCAGAATTAATACCCTCAGCAATAGTCATCTCAACATTATTTAATTTACTATTTAATTTATTTAATTCACCCTCGTTAAGTTCTCTAAATTTCGCAATAGCTTTATCTGTTGCACTTGGTATTTCAACAGAAAGTTCATGTTCAAATGCATGTATTGGAACTAAAATAGATTCTTGAATTTCATGTAGTTTCATACCAGCATGTATTGCGCCATCATAAGGATTTGTGATAGACATTCTGTAGATTGCTTTTTGGATTTCATCTACACTTATATAAGTTCTTCCTAATATTAATGCCATTGCTTGAAATACTCTTGGGTCTAAACTTTCTATACTGAAACTTAGATTATCAATCGCATCTGAAATTTTAACTATTACATTAGCGGTTTTGTTTGCAAAGCCTGTTGTTTCGTTAAATTTTTTAGTTAAGTTAGTAAAACTATTTACTATTCTTGTTGTGGCTTGTCCTAGCGTTGGTGCTAATTTTGAATAAGCTTCATTAATATTTTCTGTTTCAACTAATAATGCTTTAGCAATAACTTCAGAAGTAATTTTACCCTCTGATCCTAATTTCTTTAGTTCTCCTCTAGTAACACCTAATTGTTTTGCAAATATATCAAGTAACGGTGGAATGTTTTCAGAGATACTTCTAAATTCATCCCCTTGTAATCTTCCTGAGGCAAAAGCCTGTGATAACTGTAGAATACCAGAACTTGCCTGTATAGAGCCTACACCCGCTATACCAATAACTTTGTTAACGTTTTCTGTAATCTGTAATAAATCTTCACTTGCTAAACCTAAACTTTGAGATTGTAATGCAAGTTTTTGATAAAGTTCAACTGTTTCTGCTAAACCCCCTCTAGTTCTTCTAGAGATTTGAAATAGTTCATCATAAACTTTATTAAGTTGTTCAGTAGAAGTTGTTACAAGTTTTAATCTATTTTCTAATTGTTGAACTGTATTTGAAAGTGTAAAAAATTGTTTGATGATAACAGATGACCCAATAGCAATTAAAGCATTCTTTAAATTAAAAACAGAAACTTTGCTTTTATTTAAATTTTTGTTGAGATTGTTTAAAGCCTTTTGGGATTTATCTCGTGCTATTATGTCTATCTTAATATCTGCCATTATTTTTTAAACCTTTTTGCTTCAGCTAATGATTTACTTGTTTTATATTGTTCTTGCTCTTTTTTCAAGTAGGCTAACCAAAGATTATAATGGCTGACAGGCATATCTAGTACTTTTTGAATAGGAACTTTTAACCTATCAGCGATCACTAATATATTTAGGGTATCAGTGTCGCTTTCTACTTTTTTTCAGCGTCCTCGTAGAATGTGCCTTCAAGAATTTTTGAAGCGATAAAACCAATAACTTGTACGTCAGCTTTTTTCTTTAAAGCAAACTTATCTTCTGGTTGAAAGGCTTTGACTAAATCACCTTTTTCATTTTTAACTAACAGCTTCATCACTAGCAAATCAGCTAAAATACTAGAATCGTTTGAACCAGAACTTTTTAATTGTAGTTTAGTTTTTTCTTCAAGTGTTATAGGCTCACAATAAAAGACTGATGGATTTCCATTTTCATCTTTCCATTGTTCTACTTCGATTTGAATATGCTCAATACTTTCAAAATGAGATTTAACTCTATCAATGACTGACATAAATTAGATTAGACAGTTCCTACAGTTAAAGCACCTGTTCCTTGAAAAGTAATACTTCTAGCAACAACACCATCTAAAGTAGAGTTGATAGACATACCTGTTACAATACCAGAACCTGAATAAGACGCATCTCCACTTGAATCACCCTCTGGTAATAATGTGAAAGTTAAACTTGATCCTACTGTGCATTCTTCTTGAGAAGTATCTGTTTCGTCAAAATGACATTCGATAGTTCCTGAAAATGAAGTTCTTCCAGCAAGGAAAGTTTTTGCTGAATCTGATAATGCAGTATCTTCAACTACATCTGCTGTTGTTTCTAAAGTGAACGAAGTAACTTCTCCAGTAGTGTTAGCTCCTGTCTTTACTACGCCCTCTTTTCCGTGATGAGTAGCCATAATTATTCTCCTTTAATTCTTCTTGTTGTATGGTTTCTTTAGTAGTCTTATATCCAAGTTTTTCATAATGTGCAAGATTGTTTTCATTGATTGTAATCTCGTCAGTTCCTTTATACATTTTAATATCTTTAGCCATAATAACCTTTATAAATTATTTATTCATCTTCTTCAAGTTCATCTTCTTCTAATAAATCTTCATCTAAATTTTCTTCAATCATATCTGGGTTTTCTTCAAGTTCTTCTAAAACATCTCTTAGTTCCACACAAAGCGTAGAAACTTCATCAGCTTTTTTTTCTATCTTATCAATTTTCTTATGTAATTTATCAAAAATATTCATTATGCAGTTCCTGATTGATGTTCATATATTACTCTTACAACCATTGAAATAGCACCGTAAGGAAATAATTGTCCAGCATCAGTTTCTATTTCAATAACTTCTGTATCTAAAGCATTTCCACCTCTTGTAATATCTTCTTCAAGTTTGTTTTCTAATGCTTCAGCTAATTCATTTCTTGCTGTGTCTATATTAGATTCTGCACCTTTAGTATAACCTGTAATTAAAAATTCTAATGTATTAATTCTTGTTCTAGCACCACCGCCTAATTCTTGATCTTCTTTTGTTTCTAATTGTGTTTGAACTAGAACTGCTGGATATTGTTGTTCAGATAATTCATCTAATGGAAAAGGTTGTCTTGTAGCTTTTTTAATAGTTGGACTACTAATAGCTTGAATTGAAGTTAATATGTTACTTGCAATATCTTCTCGTACACTCATAATCCCAATCCTCTAATTTGTTTAGTTATATATTTAACAAAGTTTTTTTGAATTACACGTCTTAATTTTATATCATGATCAAAAAATCTTCTAACAGGTAAATTACCCGCACCTGTTTGATGATACATTGCTTTTTCTGCTTCAAGGTTACTTCTAAAATAAACTGAAGCCCTTTTTCTATTAACTATCCTTGAAGAAATATTTTGTAACATTCTATTTGTGTCTTGTAAATCAACTCTAGTTTTATTTTTTAATTTTGAATAAGCTTCTGAGTAAGGTAGAAATCTTTTTCTTTTGTAATCTAATCCAGCAGAAGTTCTTCTAATTATTACTTCTTTTAAATTTTCTCCCGCTTGTTCTAAACCTCTAGTAATTATTCTAGGAAGCTTACCAATAAATTTGGAATATCTACTTTGAACGTTGTTAAGATTTGTATTAACTTTAATATCTAACGCCATTATCTAATCAATCTACCGTAGCCGTGTAAATTTTCTCTTTCTGCAACTGATATAGTTTGATTATCATCAGCGTCATATTCAACACCATCTTCTAATATTTTTTGAAACTCAACATTATATTGACTGTTATAATGTTCAATCATTCTTTCAAATCTATCTTTATCAGCTTCTGGTCTAAATTTTGTTAATGCTGGAAAAAAGAATTTAGATAAAAATAAATAAACACCAGCACGTTTGAATTGATCTAGGTTAACTCTATCTGGCTCTAACTCTACAGTATTTAAAACTGTAATATCTGTATAAACATTTGTCTTATATGTTTGCCACCATCTAATTCTTAAATCTCTTAAAATATCGTTTGTTGTTTCTGTAATCCAAGTTGTTACTTTTGAATCTCCTGAAGCTATACCAAAATCAAAAGCATCTGGCTGATAAGCTGTTACGTCAGAAGTTGTAATTACATTTAGCCCAGTAAAATTCGTCATAATAAAATCTCCTAATTGTTAGCGGGGGAAATACCGCTAGGCAAGATCCCCCACTAAAGAACACTAATTAAAGTGCCGCATCAGTTGTTACTTGGCAACCAAAGTCATCTTTGATAACTCCAGTACCGTAAGTAACTGTACCAACAATCTCAGTTGCTCTTAATGAAGCATCTCTTTGAGTTTCAACTTTGAAATCTGATTTCATAGCTAAGCCCAAAGCTTGAGGGTGGAATACACCACCAACTGCGTCATCGTATTGGTCAGCCGCAATGTTTGCATTTTCGAAAAGGTCGATACCAAATACAGTACCTACATAACCAGTTCTTAATGTTTCTTCTGCACCCATGCTTAAAGCATTAGCACCAGTTGAGTAACCAGCATTAGTTAAAGATTTCTTTAAGTTAAACATAGCCTTAGGAGAAAATACTCCGTAGTAAGGTCTTGGAATGTTTAATGATCTTAAAGTTGCTTCAGCTTTTAAAAGTAGATCAGCAGTTAATTCAGTTGCCGCCGCACCTAAATCGTTACCAGTTGCAAAAGATGCAAATAGTGCCGCTAAGTCAGAGTCTACTTTTTTCGCAATAGCTTCTCCAAATAACTTACCAATGTCAGCCGCAACATCTCTTGAAGCTGTATCTCTACCTAGATCTGTAAGCGTAGTCATTACACCTACTTCACTCGCAGTAATAGTAGCTTCAGTTGGGTTGATAGCTGTGTTTGATAAATCAGTTGCTTCAGATACTGAATCTGCCGCAATTACTGGATAAACTGGAACAGCAACTTGTTTGCCTTGACCAGTGATATTATAAGTCGTAACTAACGGTCTCATAACAGAAGTTTCTTGGAAGTTAAAAATCGCTTCTTGAATAATTTCTGTATATAGTTCCGATAGCGTTGACGATGTTGTTTCGTTTGCCATTTTAATTACCTATATGTTAGTTGTTAATTGTTAATTTAGGATTTAGTTTAAAACCACTTCTAGACTTACGCATTTCTGCATAAACTTTTCTATCCGCAGGATTATTTAAATCCAAGTCGCCAATATTTCTTGGTTTTTGGCTATTACCACCGATAGCACTCTGGCTTCCTGAACCAGACAGTGACCCTTGACGGAAGTGTGGGTTGCTATCTAAAAACTCCTTAACTCTTTCTTCAATCGTTAAAGCTTGTCCTTTGTCGTTATATCTTACATTTCCATTTTGATCAAGAACTTCTGGTCTACCATCATCAGCTAATTGGATTTCTGATTTTAGCAAAGCAACAACTTGATCTGGGTTAACCGCTCTACTTGAAGAAGCAACAGAAAGTATTGATTTATCAATCTTTTCCATTTGCATTTGTTGTTTAAAAGTAGAAAGTTCTTTTTCTTTTTCAGCTAATCTATCTTGCATAATCTTTTCTATTTCTGCTTTTGTTTTAGCTTCCTCTACTTGTTTTTGTTTAACAAGTTCTTCTTTCTGCTTTTCTTCTTCTTGAAGTTTCTTTTCGTATTTTTTTCTTTCAGCCATAACTCTAGATTCAATTATGTTATTTAATTGATCTTGTGTGAAAGTTTTTGTTTCTGTATTTCTTTCCGTAGTTTCTTGTTTTACTTCTGCATTCTCATTTTGAGTTTGAGCAACTTTATTTTCGTCAGACATTTATACTCCTTATTCTATTATTAGTTCACCGTTATCGTCATACCAATCTGGGTTGACGTAACTCCACTGATGACGACAATTATACCCACCTCGAACAATTAAAGGATCGCCAGATTTTTTACCCGACCAACTTTTTCTTCTCCAAAGTTCCTTGACTTCATCAATCGTAAATAGTCCACTTTTTCTTTTATCATATCTTCCGTTTCTGACAAGTGCGCAATGTTCTCTAGTTGTAGCAATAATACTGCCAAAATATTTAACCATTTTAAGACCCGCTTGATCAGATTTAAAAGCGTTTAATTCAGCGTCAAATTCTCTTAAAGTGTCGTTTAATAGCTGTCCTGAATACTTTTTCATGTTTTCTCCAGCACGATCACTAGCGTATTGCGATTGTAAGATTGATACGTTTTTGTCTATTTTAGTTTTGAGAGCCTTTGCCGTAGCAGTTCTTTTATCTAAACCTCTGTATTTAATTTCGTCTAATTTGATTTGTTCTACCAATGTTCTAATCTCTCTCTGATCTGCTCTATGGTATATTCCGTTAATAGATTTTCTTAATTCAAATTCTAGTTCTGTTGGACTGTTTCCAAGTAAAGTATATTGATAAACTTTCTGGTTTAATGTTCTAGTAAAAGTATTTGATATATCTTTAAACTGTGTGAAAGATTGTTTTTTTAAGTTTTGAATTAAAGTTAAATCAGCTTGAGTTAGTTGTTGAAACTCTACAGGAATATTTCCAATTCTTTTAAAAGCTTTTTCAACTCTTTTAGCTTGTTTGTTAAAACCCTCTCTAACAACTTTATCTGCCCAAGGTAAATATTCTTGGTCTAAAACTTTTCTTATTTCTGGTTGGAAATTTACTGCTGATTTTAAATTAAATAATTTATTACCCTCTGTAGGTAATTTAGTATTAACAAGATTAGCAACTTGTCTTTCGATCTTATCTAGAGTTTCTATTAGTTGTTCATAATATTCAGCTTCAGCAATTTCAACTTGCCTTATACGGTAGTTTGCAACATTTTCTATTAAGTCCGCCATTCATTAAATTTCTTCTTCTTCTACTTCTTCTTCAACTTGTGGTGCTTGAACTTCATCTTGTGTGAATTGTCCTACTTCAGCTTGTGTATCAATTTCATCAAAAATAATTCCAAGTTTTTCATCATTATCAACAACTGATCTTGCAATTTCTTTATCAATTTCTTTTTGTAAAGTTGGAGATGGTACGTTAACTGATTTAGCTTGTTGATAGAAAATTAAATCTGAAGCGTAATCTCTAATGTTGAAACTATCTGGGTAATCTATCTCTCCGTCAAATTCTCTATTTTGAAACTCTGCAAATAATTTAAATAATTGTTCTTCTGCTAGTTGCATGTAATCTGCTTTTTCAGAAAGTCTTGCATTAAGTAATTCAAATTCTGTTTGAAGTGCTATACCAGATGAAACTTGTGTTTTAGTATTTCTTACTGCACCTATGTGTGAAATTCTGTTTATAGCATCAACTTTAGTTTTAATTGAATCCATTATTGCGGCTAAAGATTGACCAGATGGTTGAAGTAAATATGGTTTTAAGTTTGAATCCATTTCTTCTGGCATTTCAATAATAGCACCAGCACCCGCAGAAGCATTAACTCCTGGAGTTTTAACTAATGACGGGTGGTTAGTTAATCTGATAAGTTGTTCTATTTCTGAATACTCATTGTAAATAGCTTTTTGAAGATCAGCAATATCTGTAAGATCGCTTTGACCAATTCCTCTTTTGTGAGATTTAGAATTGTACAAAATAACTGCGGGTATTTTGCCTAAGCGATTAGGAACAGTATCTATTGTAGTTGGCTCGTCATAGTTTGCTTTTTGATAAACAGTTTCTATAACATCTGGTTTCCATACTCTAAAATATGTACCACCATCTCTATCTACTTCTTCTCTAACTTTTAAATAGTTTAAAACATACTTGCCATTTATTTGTCTTTCAAAATTCCAATCAAAAACATTTTCAGGAGTTACGATTGTAACGTAAGGTTTAATGTCAGCTTCAATTTCTTCTGCTAAAGTATTTGTTGTTACATTTGGTTTGTCTAACATTAAAAATACATGACCGTAAATAGAAGCAAAGTTTTGAGCCTGTTGCATTACTGTATTAAAGCTATTACCCTCTAAGTCAGCATCTTTTAAAAAATTTTGTAAAGCTACATCATCTTCTAAAGTTCCAAAATCTCTACTTGGTTTAACTCTAAATAAAAATGATGAATAAATTTGAACTACGTTTTTACAGTGATTGTCTAAAGCTGTGTTACCTAATCTCTTTGCGTATTCGTTGTCAAGTTCAAGATTGTATCTATGTAAGTATTGACCAGCAGAATAATCGAAGCCACCGTTATAAGAACGAATGTAGAACTCCCATTTATTTACTGACTCTTGATAATCTTTATGTGTTTCTAAAATTTCTTCTCTTGCGTATGCCATATTATACTGCCCATCTTTGCGGTGAAAAAGATTTACTTTCTGAAATCAAAGGTTTAACTATTTCTACTAAATATCCGATACTGTCATTCATATGGTCAAATCCCTCAGCCTTGTCAGGAATATTTGTATTTTCCTTGTATATCTGCCTTTGTAACCCTTTTATGATCGTTTTGCAAGTTGGATTAACATAAATGTATCTTTTGCCGTTTGAATCTTTTAGCCTAGAGTTCACAGCGTTAACTCGATCTCTAATTAAACTGTGTTTAAATTTACATTTAACATTAAATCCAGCGTTTTGTAATATTGTTAAATCTGTTTTACCACCAGCAGAAGTTTTTCTTTGTCTACAGGCGGGGTCGGGATAAACAAATATTTTGCTTTTGCTACCGTATCTATTTCTGATTTCTTCTACCATTTCATCTGTGTTTGAAGAATAAATAACAATCTCATCAACAAAATGAATTATATCTCGATCAATCTGGCAAACGGAAGCTGACATTGGATCCACGTTAAAGTCTAAGCCAATATGAATTGGTTTTGACCAATCTATTTGTTTGTGTTTAACATTTTCTACAGGGTGGAAATTATAATAAACTGCACCAGCATAATTTTCAAACGTACCCTCAAATTCTTGTCTAAATGTTCTAATGTCAATATCTTGTTTAGCTTGTTCGATTTCTTCTTTAGAAACCATGCCACCCTCTAGTGTAGTAAATTGAAAACTATCCCACTCTCCATCTTCTTTGCCTTTAAGATACATACGGTAAGACCAATTACCATAACCTTTAGGAGAACCACACATCAATACATGCCCTTGAGTATCTGCAACAGAAGCCCTTAAAACTTCAGTCCAAGCTTTTTCGTCAATATCAGCAAACTCGTCCATGATTAAAAAATCTAATCCAGCACCCCTTAGTCCATCATAATTTTCACAACCTTTTAAAGTAATCTTGCTTCCTGTTTTCTTAATCGTTATTGATAGATTAGATTCATTTATAGTTTCTATCCAATTAAACGCATGAAGCATTTCTTTAAGTTTAGACCAAACAATTTCTCTAGCCATTTTGAAAGTAGGTGCAACATACCAGATATTTTGTTTAACTTTTGTTGCGTATTTCATCATTTCAGTAATACAAAGATAAGTCTTACCAAATCTTCTTCCTGAAACTAAAACTCTAAATCTTTTTTTACTTGTTGAAACCTTATGTTGGGGTTTTGTTAATGTTATTTTCATTACAGAAATAAGATATATATAATTTTTCGCTATTGATTTCTTTCTCTTTTAACTCTGCAAATTTAATAGTCAACTGTGAACCAGCAACTACGCATTCTGTCCATGTATCATAAGCGGGTTTAATTGTCATGGTGTTATTACAAAAGCCTGTGATTGCTGAGCAAATAGTAAAGGCTAGAACAAATTTCATTTATGCTTTCTTTTAAGCTTTTTACCTGTAGCCCACCAAATAAGCTTATAGCAAACCCTAACTACAAAATTATAAAACCAATTAATCATTTTAAAAACCTTTTTCATAATTAAGGATGTAACAGCATTTCTTCTGATTCCTTTTTTAATTCCTTTATTTTCTTTTTTAGTTCTTGTATTTCATGATCTTTTAAATCAATACAAGTTTTAAGAGTATCGCATTCTTTTTCTAAAACATCAATTCTTTTTTGATAATCTTGTTTCGCCATTAAGATACTTATCTCTTATTTTGATCGCTAATGCAAACTTTCCTTTTTCTCTACACTTTTGAATTAAACTTTTTATTTTGAATAAAAAATTATTGTTCATCTTTCTGTTTTATATCAATTATTCTGATACTTCCACTATTCCAATCTTCTTCAACAATAGCTTCAACTTCTCCGCACATCCAACGAACATTATCTCCAGTATTTCTTTCAGCTATTCTTTTTGATTTCAAACAATCAGATAATGAATCTTTATAAGCGTGTTCTAATAAATTTCCATTTAAAAACATACATAAGGCTATTACAGTTTTTATCATTAGTGGTTACCATTTAATTTGCCAATATTTGCTCTTACAGAATCTTTTAGTTTTTCAACATCAATTCTTAATCTTTCTACATCTAATTGTAATCTTTCAATATTAACTTTATTGGTCATGTTTTGTTCTTGAGTTAATTCTAATTTTTCAACTTGTTCTGCAATATGTTCTAGCAACATAAACTGTTCTTGATCTATAGGCTTTTGAACTGAAGCTTCTAGTAAATCTTGTTCGAATAATTGATTTTTAGTTTCTAGGTTATTTAATCTTTCAACTATGCCAAAATAAGCCCATACACCTATCGCTACGCCCACGACAATCGCAATCAAATTTCTTATTGGCAAACCAATCTCTGTATCTTCTGATAATCTTTTCATTCAGCAACTTTACCTTTGTTAACGCCTTTTTTAATAACATACTTTTGAGTTCCATTAGCACCTGTATTAACTTCTTTACGAAGATGTTTAAATATATTCTTTTCTTTTAGTTCTCTTTCTATTCTCTTTAAAAAACTTTCTAATGATTTTGAATCTCTCATTTTTTCTTCCTTTTCTTTGTAGGTTTAATAAATTGTTTATCTACCCAATCAAACCAAGTATCTATCAAACCAAAAAATGTGTATAACCATCTATCAATCATCGCCAACTCTTTATAGCCCAATATACAGGGGAAAGTGATTTCTGCCCCTTAACCTTAGCAAGTATAGGCTTAAACCTTGCCATAAAACTTCTCTTTCTGGCTGGAATATGTTTTTTGATAGACATTGTCTTTGAGCCAAAATTAACTTTTTTAATTCTGCCTGAACTTCTATCTTTTACGAAAACTTTAAACTTCTTAACGTCACCACGTTGTATTTTATTAAGTTTAACTGTACGTCCTCTATATTTAGCCATGAGGCATAAATATCACACTAGCAATTTTAAATCTAATAATTTTTTTACTTGTCCTAATAATTTTAACAAACTATCTCTTTGTTTTTTTACTTCTTGGAGTTCCCATCTTAGCTGTGCAATTAACTTACTTTCCTTGTCCACGGTATTTATTCTTACCTTTCTGTCTACGTTTGTTCTTGTTCATAGTTGAAGTAATTGGTTTTCTGCCAATGGAAGTACCTTTTTCAGTTTTGGTGTACTCAATAGTACTACCGAATAAATTACCCTTTTTCTTCGCCATCTTTTTTTTCTTCAACAGCTTCTATCACTAAAGGCAAAGGCTCGTTATAATTTGTTTGTTCAATCTTATCTCTTTGGTCAAGATGTTGTTTCCCTAACCATATCTGCATAACAACATTACCGCTTAAAGCTTTTTCAAACTGTGCACGTCTTAAACTTATATTGCCCGTCTCTCTACCCTTTTTAATGAGGTGGACATAATTACGTTGTAAGGTCTTTGTAGATACCCCTACGAAAGAAGCAATTTCATCATAAGTACAGTGTAGTTGAGCCAATTTTTGGATAGTTTGCTCGTCTACTTGTTTCATTGGTCTTGCCATAGTTTTGTCCATTTTTACTTTCTCATACAATATATGATTGTATCAATAAATCCACCCCAATAACCCTCTTTACCTTGATGTTTTTGATTATAGTAACTTGGTTGAATATCTACAAAAAAGTGTTTTGATAGCCTGTCCATTCTTTTAAAGAAGTTGTCCATTAATCTGTCTTTAGTAAATGAATATTCAAATACAAGTTTGTTAATGTTGGCGAAATTGTGTTCGTTATCAAATATTTCTAATTCTGAGCCCTCAATATCTAACTTAATAGCGTTTAAATCTGGGTGTCTTGTTAATATTTCGTCAAACTTCATGCACTTAATTTCAACTGTAGGTAACTTTTTCTTATAGTGTGAAACTAAAGAGTGTCGCCAAGTGTTAGGTGCGATTGTGAACTGTCCTGTTCCACCTGTTTGATTAACCGCATATTGGAAACATTCTAAACTAGTAGGATATTTTGAGTTAATCATTGTAGCGTTTTGTTGTAATATTTGGTAATTTTCTGTTTCTGGCTCGTAGCAATAAACTTTCTTTGCACCTTTTGTAGCCGCATATAATCCAAATACTCCTATGTGCGCACCACCGTCAAGCCATACATCATTAGATTCTACGGCAAAATTAAGCTTCTTTTTTCTGTAAGCTTCTTTTGTTATAATTTCTTTAATTACATTCTCGTCAGTTGTATTTTTTCTATATATAAAATTATCTAGCATGTTTAATCCTTTTTAGTTCTTCTTGTGCTGTTCCACACTCAATCATTTTTTCCCTGTAATAACAAATAACAGATATTCTTTCGTATGGTTGGTTTGATTTAGTTTCTGTGTTACCGTGTAATTCGTGGACATCAAATAAAGCTACATCACAGCTTCTAACATTAACAGCAACCCCATATTTAGGAATAACTGTATAAGCACCTTTATAATCCCCTGTTTGTAACACGGCTAAATTTCCAAAACCATCGTGCAAATCTCCTTTATCATAATGTGCGGCAGTTCTGAAATTTTTATTTACTGTAACGGTAGTAAAAACTGTATTGTGTATTTTAAAATCTTTACTTGTTTTATCCCACTGTTTTTTTTGATTAGCAAATCTTTCTGGTAAAGATTCTTCAAAAACTTTAGAGATACTTTGAATATAAGGTAATGCGTTTTTATAAGTGTTAAAATGTTTTTCAGTAAAAGCTGTTTGACGGCAATAAGGTATTCTTGGGTATCTATCAGCATAACCAATTATACTTGAATATACGTTTCTAGCTTTTGGGGAATTAGAAAGAGTTCCATCTTTTTTTAAAGGTAGAAATCTATTACCGCCTAAAACTTTACCTACTACGCTACCATCAACTATATCTCCAACTTGAATATTAAAGTTTCCACCCGCTTTTGCTCTATTACTTGTTTTGCCAATAGCTTTTTTTAAAACAGGATATGCTTTTTCTGCAACATTACTTGGAATACAATTTTTTCTGAAAACTACTAACGGCTCTCCTTTTTCATTATAAACCATAGTATCTTCTGAAACTAAATGTTTTATGTGGCTTTCATCTAAAAAAGTACCTTCTAATTTTTTTACTTCTTCATCTGATAATATAGGCTTAACGTGGATTGTGTTCATTTTGCACCAACTAATTCTTCCTTATAATTTTTATATTCACGTTCAACAACAGCAAAAACAGTATCAGTTAAATTGTCTTTGTTATATTCAACTTGTAATTCCTTAATCATTTGTTTAAATTTTTGTTCAGTTTCTGTATCAAGAAATAGTTGCACCATTTTAACAGTTGAAGTAGGTGCTTGAATATCATCAAGATTAATATCTGTTTTTAAATCATTAGTAGGTTTGAACTCTAATTTTTCTTCTGTAAAATTTTGTATTTCATCAAAGCCTAAACCTGTAAGATCAATATCAAAGTTTGCGTCTTGTAACGCTAACAGTTCTTGTTTTAATAAATCCTTTTCCCATTTAGATTCATCGCCAGATCTGTTGTCCATGATACGGTAGGCGGTAGCTTCTTGTTTAGAAAAATTTCTTTTTAAAACAAACGCCTTATTCTTGCCTAAATTTTTAAGTGCTTTCCAACGAGTATGACCGACCACTATAACATTATCTTGATCTAAAACGATAGGTTGATTATTTCCGAACTCTTTGATAGACTTCATGACTTTTTCAACCGCTTCAATAGGTATTTCTCTAGGATTGTTTTTATAAGGTTTGATTTCGTTAATATCTATTTCTTCAATGTTCATTATCTCCTCATATTAATTTAGTAAGTTTTTTAAAAAGTTTAGGGTTTTGTTTAAATATTTTGGTAAAACCATTACCAACAGCGATTGCGATAGTTTCCTCGCCTTTGTGATTGACGTTAATTTTTTCAAAGTAAATGATGATATGAAAAAGTTCATGAATTACTGTATTAAATAATTTAACGCCTTTAATGGTTTTGTCAATAACAAGTAAATGTTTTTTGGTTTCAAAATAACCGTCATAATTTTTAAGTTTTTTGAACTCAACCTTTATGATACTTCTACCATAACGAATACGATCTAAATTCATTCGTCAGGAATTATCATATTTTTTTCATCATTAATATCTATTTTATACTTCTTACCATCTTTGCTAAATTTTTCATAGTTTTTATCTCTACCATTGTGGGTGTAGCCAAGATTAATAAGCCTTTGGGTTATTGATTTTATTGCGTCCTCGTTATTATCTTCTATTTCCCACCTTCTTTGAGATAGCCAAGTGCTGAAATGTGGCACAAATTTGTCATCTTCTATACCTTTGATTTGGTTGTTATAGATTCTAGCAACATCTTCTAGATCGTTTTCAAAATATATCCAAAGTTTTTGAAAAAGTTGGTGTGCTTTAAATTTTGAGCCTTTTTTCTTGTTAAGCAAACTCCAAAGCTTTTCAAATGCTGGGTCATATATATTATTATTAGGTATAGGACTAGGACTAGGTATAGGTGCTACGTTTTTGCTTGTAGCATTATCACGTTTTGCTAGACCACCTTTTTTACCCGCTTCAGATCGTCTTTTATACTTATTAATAAGATAGTTATGTTCTTGAACTAATCTTTTGTGTGTCCAAGTTTTTTTATTTCTATCATCACATTCACGTTCAACCTTAAAAAATTCCTCAAGAATTTCATAAACTTCTATATGGCAATCATCAGTACGACATTGACATATTCTAAAAGCAGATTCAGTTGTAAATGGTTTAGCGTTTTTAGTCCAAGCAAAACAAAGTAATCGAATATAAATACCTATTTGACTATTTGTTAAATGAACTGTTTCAGCCGCAAATGTATCTGTGAATAATTGCAAGGCGTGAAATTTGTTAATCTCCTTTTCCATAAAATATACTCTCTCTTTCTAGTTCTTCGATTTTTATATTGGTTAATTTTAAAAGTTCATCTTCTGTACCGAACAGATGATTAAACAGTTTCTTATTTAAATGTACTGAAGCGTTTCCCATATTGTGATGAAATGGACACAAAGGAATTGTTTCAGTATGTTTTGGTCTTAATGATAAACCTGTATGTTTTCGAATATGATGTATAACAGGATCAGTAAATCTACCTTTTTTATGACAAGCTATACAACCGATTCTTTTTAGTTTATCAAATCTTTCTTTATCTTTTTTCTTCATATAAAGTAATTAGCTTTTCTCCATCATAATAATAACCACTAACTTTTTTCTTTCTTAATTTTCTCGACATATTTTTTATATTCTTCTTGAATTTTTTCATCTTTTCCAAAAGTATCTTCATAGTTAAGTTCCTTATTAAGTTTAAACTCTAAATAACTAACAACTTCATTCTGAAATTTTTTGTTTGATTTTTTCACAATGATGTATGATTGAATCTAATTCATCTTTAACAAAACTACTCTTACTATTTCCATCATAGTCAGAAAGTTCTATCAACTGACCTAATCTAATCATTCTCAATAATCTTTTGAAAGCCCTACGAACGTGCATATCTGACATATCAGAAACATACAACCAAGTATTTTTTGATCTTGAAAAATATTGTTCTTCAGGTGTAGATTGTTGAGTTTCATCAGTTTTAGGAATGTCTAAAAAATCTTCGCCACTCATAATAAACTCCTTTGATTTGTATTTTCTTCTTTATAAGGCTTCCATTCAAAATCTACAAGTCTATATTCTTTACCATCAAACTTACTTTTAAAACTTTGATCAGTAAAAATTTTAGCAGTTTTTAATTTATCGTAAGGTATAAACATATATTCGTTACCGTATGTAATACCTAGCGATTCTTTTTTCCTTAAAGCTTTTTTATAAATATGCTCTCGGACTGATACTTTCCCCAACCATATTTTTTTCACTTCTACTTTTATCATTATATTTCTCCTCTAGTTCGTCAATCTTTGACATTGCTTTTTCTTTCATGAGAATTGAAATATCCGCACCATCTATAACTTGATATGGATCTCCGATTTGAAATTGATTTAACGGAATATCCAACGCCTCACAAAATACTAATAATTTTATTGCATCAATTTTATTAATTGTTTTTTCAAATTTTTGTACTTGTTGAAAAGTTACGTTTAATATTTTTGCAATCTGCATTTGAGTTTTGCCTTTTGCATAACGATAAGCAACAAGCATTGAAGCTATCTTAAATCTTTTATCCATGATTTTCCTTTGAGGTTAAGGGGTGGGAAATCGGTAAAAACCCACCCCATATAACTAGAGAGAGCGAAAATGAAAAAAAATCACTCACAACTTTTTTAACCGATTTGAACATATAAGTCTATATATCGTAATAAGAGTGTTTTGAATCTTTAAAAATTTTGAATAATTTAATATTTTTTTACTAAAACGCTAGTATTTGCTAGAAATAAAAGGTTTTGCGATTTTTGGCAAATCAGTCATAGTCTTGTTTAATAAGTCTATGTTAAATCGGTACTCGACTTTTTAAACATATAAAAACTGATTCAGAGCCGTTGGCGTTAATTCTAAGTTTTGACCTTGCATGAGTTTCGGGCATTAATCAACGGGGATCCTCAGAGAGTGTGTGTTAAGACCTACGATCTAGATTGTTAGAAATTAGTTTCTGCAACCTTAAGCAAGTTGCACTGATGATGTTAGCTTAAATACGAAAAACTATAACTAGGAGAAAAAAAATGGATAAAGATATAAATCTTTTATACCCTTACTTAAATGAGGAAAAAGAAGAATTAAGCAAAACAAGTTTAATTCATATAATTGACAACATGTTTTACAATATCGAAAATATTGAAATACAAGCATCAGTATTAAGAGATATATTAAATAATGTATGTTGGAACGATCTAGTAAAATTAAAAAGCCAGATTGAAACAGTAATTAAAAATAAAAAATAATGAAAAAAATATTAGACGCTTTAGAGTATGTAACTATTGCTTTGATCTTTGCTTATTTTTTTTTAGGCGGTTTCAAATGGACGATAGATTATTTAATGATGTAAGACGAAAGGCGGATCATTTCCCGCCTCTACTTATCTTGGTCGGTAAGTACTGATGATGTCAGCCACATCAATTATAACTAAAGGAATGAAAATGAAAAAAGGACAAGAAATAAGAAGCATGTTAAAAAGAATTAACAATGATGTCGAATTTAAAAAAGATGTTATTGTTGATTTAAGATCGTTAGATGTAAGTCAAAATGATAGAGTAGTCTATCCCGATTTACATTATGCGGGTGGACAAGGTTATTATCAAATGAATGATAATTCTTTAAACCACTTATGTAACAGATTAGAAATCGGTACAAGATACATTTCTAAATGTTTAACAGTTAGCCAAGAATTAGTTACACATAATTTAAATTTTTGGATTAACAAAAACAAAAACAAAAAATTAATGTTAAGAACTATAGAGGGTCACGACATTAATAGAGTAAGAGCAATAATGTCAGATAGATACAAAAGAATTGATTCTGATGTTGTTGCTAATTCTTGTTTATCAAAATTGATGGATATGAATGCTGAATTAAAATATTCATATTACGATGGAGATAACATGAATATCACTGCTGTACTTCCTAAGTTAGAGGGTGAAGTAGTTGAGGGTGATTTTGTTCAAGGTGGTATCACTATTACAAATTCTGAAATAGGTAACGGCTCTTTAATTGTTAAGCCGTTTATCTACAGATTAGTTTGTACTAATGGTATGGTTGCACCAGAATATCTAAATCAATTTTATGCAAAACACGTTGGTAAAATGATTATAGATGTTGAGCAAGATGATCAATGGAAAGTGATTGTTGATAAAATGGGTCAGCAGTTAGAACTTGTTAGTAATCCTGAATTGTTTCAGGAAAATGTTGATAAGTTAAAACAAGCTACTGAGCAAAAAATCAACTCACATCAAATAGAAGTTCTTGCAAAAAAACATGGTCTTTCTGACGAGGAAAGATCGGGAGTATTTGAAAGACTTAATCATTATTATGGAGAAACTTTTGTTACTTCTAAATATGATGTTGCCAATGCGATTACAAATATTGCTAATGACGAAAACAAGTCAGATGAAAGAGCAAGATATTTGCAAGAACTTGGTGGCTTGGTTATTTTTTCAAACAACCCAATAAGTGCAAGAATATAAATCAATCAATCGGTGGGGTGCAATTCCCCACCATGAAAGGCAATCATGATAGTATGTGGAAAGCCTATACATCGTAGATATGTAAAGGCATTTACAATTACAATCGTATCAATGGTAACAATAGGAGTAATGATATGGTTAATTTAAAAACTGCATTTAAAGATATTACTAAAAGAGCAAAACTAACTGAAAGGTTATTTACTCTTTATGAGTTAAGAAATATCCTAAATGAAAAAATAAATAAAACAGAAGCTAAAATAGTTGAACTAGATATGGAGATAGCAAAAGATGAAAATAAACGAGATAGCGCAGACGGAAGCGATAAAGAATAGAAGAATGGATATTATAAATCGTATTTCTAAAAGACGTCATTGGACTTTTAGTGATATGAATCCATACTTCGTTGAGGTCTATGAGATAATGCCAAAAATTACTAAAGCTTTATCTTATAGAAGTTACAAAAAACAAATCAAACTAGAGAGGAAGAAATATGAAAAAATGGCTATGCTTAATTCTATTCGTACAAGCTTGTGCGTATAAGCCTGTGATTGATACTGCGGGGAGAAGCGGTACTTTCAATGAGCCTAAGGCTGTAGAAATAACTAACGATCTACAACATTGTAAAACTATCGCCAAAGAAAATACTACATTCATTAGTAATATTTTTTATTGGTCAGTTAGTCCAACAATGGACACAAAGTACGAAGCGTTAGTTAGAAAATGTTTAAATAACCGTGGACATAGCGTTCTTAATTAGAGAGGTAGATATGAATAAATTTATCAAATCTGATTATATCGCTAAAGGTATGTTGGTGGATTTTTTAAAGAAGCCAAACCCAAAGTTGTTTAATCAAATAGTCGGTATTCAATTTAAGAATATTCGACTTAAAAAAAAACTGACTGCAGAAGCTGTAGTACAGGATAACAAACGATACTTTAATACAATTTATGATTTATATAAATTCGAAAAAGGTATCAAAACCGATGTTTCTAAGTTCATTGCTTTAAGTTGTTATTACGGTTACAACATTGATGAATTGAAAAAACAAATCAAACTAGAGGATAAAAATGTATCAAGAACATAAACTAAAAAACGGTCTTACTTTAACTTTTGATGATGAAAAACATATTTATTATCATGAGGGTAAGAAAGTAGAAAGCGTAACTGGAATATGCGGTAATGGTGTTCCTAAACCCGAACTAACAGGGTGGTTAATATCAACACCGATACGTGAAATCAAAGACGGTATTAATGCAAGATTAAATACAGGAGATGGCATTGATAGAGTTTGGTTAGAACGTATCATAGATAAAGCCAAAAACAAAACCGAAGAAGTAAAAAAAGATGCGGGTCTTGTTGGAACAGTTGTTCATGGTTTGATCGAAGACTTTCTACAAGGAAAAAAAATTCCAAACCAATCTGATTTTAAAGTTGTAAATTGTTGGAACTTGTTTTTAGATTGGTGGAATAAACAAGAGTATGAAGTTGTAGAATTAGAAAAGAAAATATTTTCTAAAAAATACAATTACGCAGGTACTCTTGATCTTGTTTTAAAAGATAAGCAAGGAAATTTAATTCTTGCTGATATTAAAACAAGTAACCAAATATCATTTGACTATACGTTACAGTTAAATGCATATAAGGAAGCGTATGAGGAAGAAACTAAAACTAAAATTTCCAAAGGTTTAATCATAAGATTACCTAAAAAAGATGGAAAGATTGAAGTTAAAGAACTTCCTTTAAATAAACAAATGTTTAATGCTTTTCTAGGTGCTATGCATATTTGCATTGCTAAAGAACTGCATAAACAAAAATAAAAACAGAAACAATAAGGAAAAAACATGCAAACACAAAGACAAAGTCTACCCTTTGCGGGTTTGACGCTTACAATGTACAGCACAGGCAATAGAGCACCAAAGATGGAATATCAAGCTTCATCTAATAAGGCTCAATTCAAGTGTAGTTTAACTAAACAAATGTTTGATTTAACAAATATTCAAGCTTGGTTAAACTCTCCGCAAATACAAGAATACGTTAGAGCGGGTTATGTTGCTAAATGGGGATCTAAAATAACTCAAAGTGAGCCTACGCAATATAGCAATGGAATGAAATTAGAAATAACTTATTATATGGTTAAGCCTTATAATAAATCTGGTTACACTCCACAAAACCAAATGCAACAACCACAGCAAGGCTACCAACAAGCTAAGCAAGGTTATCAATTAACTGATGATAAGTTGCCAGAAAGTCCAAGACAAGAAATTGACTGGGCTAAAGAAAGTCCTACTGATTTTAACCCAGATCAGTATGAACGAGAACTTGGTTAATGAGTGACGAGCCTAAGTATATAGAAATAAGACCAAAGACTTTTGATCCTCATAGAATCATAGCTTACGTTGATGCTTTAGATAAAAGATTAGTTAAAGCAGAAATTGCATATGATGAAGTGAAAGATCAAGCACAAGAAGTTTTTGATTATGTCGTTAATGAAAAAATGACTAATGAATCTCTTTCTGTATCACTTGCTAAAGTTAAAGCTACGAATGATGAAAGATATAAGAAAGTTAAAAAAGAACTTTCAGATAAAAAAAAATTATATCTATTTTCAAAAGTCGAAGCTAAAAACGGACATTCATATTGCGATCATTTAAAACAACAATCTATAAATGATATTGCAACTGAAAAACTTACAAAATAATATTTCTGGGGGAGAAATCCCCCATTAATTTCTAGTAACTTCTAAATTACTTAAATCAGTATCTTCATGTATTCCTGTATAACTATATTCATAGTCAATCAATTCCACATCATTTCTACTTTTAATTTCAGCAACCATTTCATTTACTTTTGTAAAATAAGGAAAGACATCAACGAAGCGAAAACAAACATAAGACCCATAAGGGTTGTTTGGTGCTTCAAGTTGTAATTCTAAACTTGTAATAACTGCGTCTACTTTGATCTTGTCCATTAGACAAGTTACTATTTTTTACGCATGATGTCAGCACCTTTTAATCCATAGATCGCAGAAACTACACCAATAAAAATAGCTTGATACCAATAAGGTAAGTTTGAAAAATATTCGAAGAACGTATCTAGCTTATTACGAATTTCAGGATCGTCAGAAAACACAGACCACCCCAATAACAAAATAGGAATAGATACGAGAATAAGGACAAATTCGTCTTTGTAACCATTGTCATTACTTTCAATAATTTTTGCCTTATACTCAATCTCGCCTTTCGCCATACGCTCAGCATGAAGCATTTGAGCATCTGACAACAACTGTTTTGTTTTTTGTTTATTTTGGTAAATCTTTCCAGCAGTCTTTACACCTAAAGATAATAAATTCAACCACATATTAATCCTTTTTGATTAATTCTATTTGCATATCAATTACATGCTTTGCTTTTTCTAAATCTTTAATCTGATCTTTTTTATCTTTCCACTTTTTGTTGTATCTTGATATGTACTTTACAACGTGAGTTTGACAGGCATTAAAATCGTTAGCCATCGAATACTCTAAAGGCTGAATTTTAAGCGTTTTATAGTGATTTCCTTGCACCTGTTCAGAAAATGCTGAATTGTCGTTCTGCGTGGCTCTATGGCTCTTTAAAAGGGTATTTTTTAGCTTGTTTGAGGTCATACTATCTTTCCTATCCAATTTCCTTGTTTATCTAATACCATCGGTAATAATCTTGGTACACCATTTAAAATAATCCCACAACCCAAAATAAATCTAGTTTTAAAATTTTTCGCATAAGCAAACGCCATTGATTTTTGATTAATTAAACAACCGACATTCATACCAAAGAATAAGTTATCTGGGTTAGCCCACCATGATATTACAAATTTCGTATGGTAATGTCCTTGCACAGTAGACATAGACATTGCTTGAGATGTTTTTAGAACATCAGCACTGCGACCATGCGTAAAAAAACAACGCTGTCCATTTGACATTGTTAGAGTTAAATCGTCTACCCATTTCCATTTTTTAGTTCCTAAGAAATCTCCGTAATCTTTTAAAAATTCTTTAGACATTCCAAACTTTAATGCTCTACGATAAACTAAACTTGAATGATTGCTATCAACTTCAGTTACTTCAGGAAATATGTTTTCTAATTCTTTAACGTAAAGTCTAGCTTGTTTTAATTCATGTCCAGCAGAAAATAAATCTGGGTTATGTTCATGCATACTGATTGCATGGAAGTCCAAGCTATCTCCAATATTCACGACCCTATCTGGTTTAAACTCTTTTTTAATCTCAGCCAAGAACTTTATACTATCCTTATGATGATAAGGTATATGCATGTCACTGATTACAAGAATGCGATTATTAGCCATACAATTTATTGTTGTATATTATTTAGTTAAAAAGTAAAGAGTTTGACTGATGAACAATAAAGCCACAGCACCAACTCCACCGATTATCCAAAATAAAAGTTTATCAAATTTGTCGTTTATCTTTTCAACATCTTGGTGCAAGTGCACAAGATGATTTGTTTTGATTAGATTGATCTCTCTTTTAAGACCTGTTATGTGTCCATAAACATCTTGAATAGTACCATCTAATGTTTTTGGAACACGCTTAGTCATTAATGATAATCCTCTAAATATAAACTGAACGAACCAGAAATAGCTGACGTTGCATCTGCTTTGGCTCTTAACTCTATATCACTTTTTTGATCTACTAAAATTGGTATTTCAAATTTTCTATAAACAGGTACACCAAAAGTTGTTTGATAGCCTACTGTATTCCACACGTTACCATTAGAAACTTGTTTTTTTAAAATTTTAGATTCTACCTCTTTTTGTTTGCTCATTCCAATAGAAGCTGAAACAATCCAACCTCTTTTATTTCTTGGAATAGTATAGATTGCAGATAAAGAAGCACCATAAGTTGCTTGAACATAAGCTACAGTTTTTGAATCTACTGTTACAGTTAAGTTTCCAACATTAGCATTACCTGTGTTTGCTGTAAGCATTCTTGCAGTAAAAACTCTAATGAATGTAATCGAACCAGCACCGCCACCGATTGTTAAAGTTTCTGAAGCTAAATCATAATTTTCATCTAAACCAGAAACTAAAACTGTTCCTGTATTATCTGATGCAGTATTGGAAGAAGTAACTGTAGCTGTAGTTGCAGTTGTTGGATAAGAATAAACACCACCTACTGATGAAACAGTTTCAAATGAAGTTGATACATCATCATTATAACCGAAAGTTCCAACAGCAGAAAAATTTTCTATTAATCCTTTTTGAACATTGATACCAAAATCAAATTCTACAAAGGGTTTGCTATTTTGAATATTGAAAGTCATAAACCTTTAATATCAGATATAATTTAAATTTCAATAAAGTTTAATTTGCCTTGATCGTGCCATCTTTTAATCCAGTATTCATCTTTTTCCATTTCGTGTGATGGATAAGCGTAAGTTTTAGAAACATTATGAACTTCTCTAGTATATTTATTACAAGTTTTAAAAAAATTATAACCAGTAACATTAAGATCACATTTAATATTATTCAAAATCCAATAAACAGAAACCAATCCTGTTGTTGGTCTATAGTAATCTAATTGCTCTTGCATTTTAGTATATTCTTTTAAGTTCCATAACCATGCGTGAGGTTTATACAAATCTGGCATTCGTTCCATACGCTTAGCACCTTTTTCAGCATTAAGTCTTATAATGTTTTTAAATTCTGGGTAAAATCCTAATTTATCATAAAGAAATTTATGTGCTTGATTAACTAAATTATTAATCCAAACATCACAAGGTTTATCTAATATTCCTAAGTTTAATCTTATGATACAATCATATTCAGAATAATTAGGCTCAGTTTTTAAATCTGCGTTTCCAATTAATAATATTTTTTTATTTGATAGATATTCAAACGGGTCGAACATTAAGAATACATTACAGTATATCTAGAATAATCTTTTAATTTATCGTTCCACCATTCTTCAGGTTTAACAGTTGCGTGTGCGTTCATTCCATTAGGTAATATTTCTCTAGCTTCTCTAGTACAAATAGTTAAGAAAACCCATTGGTCAGAATAATTAAATATATCTTGTAATACTTCATCAATACTTTCTTCGGGAATATGTTCCAAAACATCTGTTGAAATAACTAAATCAAATCTTCTATCTGGTTTTACAGAAAACTCTGGTACTGCTGGATCATATTTAGATGCATTCCATTCTTTAGGGTGGTTTTGTGCTTTGCCACAACCATAATCTAATATTGTTTTTATTTGTTTAGATTTTATTATTTCGTTAATGATTGGAATATATTTAACGACAGTTGTGCCTCTCCACTTTTTATCGTTTTGATGTACTAATTTAGCTTGTTCTAGATATGTTTCGTATTCGTTCATTTTTTCTTTTTCTTTTTCTTTTTTCGAACTTTATATCTACCTTTAGTAAATTTTTTTGTGTAAAGTTCTTTTAATAATGTTGAAGTAGTTATAGCCATTATTTTTTTCTTGGTTTGTATTTTTTTATAGCTTTAGAAATATATAAGTTCTTAACAAAACTTACTTTTTTTCCAAACTTACGATCTGCACTAGCTTTAGCAGATTTATAAGCACGACTTTTTTTATTAAATGATTTTGGCTTTCCTAAACCTTTAGGTCTAGCTTTTTCCCAAATCATTTTCTTTCTTCTAGGCATTACTTCTTCTTTTTCTTTTTACCCATCATTTTAGATTTCTTTTTTGGTGGTCTACCTCTACGGCTACCGTATGTACCTATTCCTCTTGGCATAATTATCTCCTATTAGTTAGTTATTTTTCCACCCGACCACTTTGCATCGGGTAATCCATTTGTATATTTCTTGCCATCAAATGTCAAAACCTGTTTTCTATTACTTCCATCTTTGTATGAAACATGAATCCAACCACTATTTTGTTCTCCTGTATAATACTCTAAAATTAGTTGGTCAAAATCTACATTGTTTTGAATCCATAAAGCTACTTCAAGATTAGAAACTCCTAAGACTTCCATATCACAAGCCTCGCCAAGACAATGCTGTGATGTTGCTTTTGAGCCTATTGCCTCTGATAATTCTGGGCTACGATAACCAGATGTGATTGTGATTGGCTTTTCAAACTTTGCTCTAACAGGCTCTAATACTTCATAACAAAGATCGCCTAAGTTTTTAATCTCTCCAGCACCAGCTTTGTTTTTGATACCTTTTCTTGTAGCTGTTTGGCTTTTTTCAAATTCTTCTAAAGTAAAATGTTTAGAAAGTTGCATTATTACCTCGCAGTAGTTGGTATTCCTGTAGATGTAACAAAAGGGGATTCAGCAAATGCAATTCCTACATAAGTTGCACCAGAACTATTCATACTACTACTTGTTCCTCTTCCTTTAAATCCATTACTTAAAATATCTATATCTCTACCAACAGAAACAACTTCGGCATTATCTTTATGTGGTTGTAATGTAAGATTAACCACATTATATTCTGGTCTTTTATTATCCCAAATACCCCAATCACTATAAATACTTGTACCTTTAATCATAATAAATGCTGGACGAAACCCTAGATAGCAGAAGCTTCCGTCCGAACTGCCGTTGCCAGTATAAGAAAATGCCTTACTAAATCCTTTTTTCTCTGCGAAGCAGTAGGCTATGTAAGTTCTACCACTTCCATTTGTATCGTTTGATGTTCCTACTGAAAATACACTTGATGTTGGCGAGGTACTATTCCAAAAAGCAGGTTCACTTAAAGCATTATAATTTGCATTTAAAAACAATCCGTTAGAATTTCCTATATTTTCGTTATAAACTGCCCAAACTCCTGTATCACTTCTACTTTTAACTATAATCATTTTAGGAACAAAACCAAGAGAGTGTCCAATCGTTGCACCAGCAGTTCCATTACCTGTATAAGACACAATACTAAATCCACTTACAGTTGATGCTGAAACTGTTGATGTGATACTTCCATCTGTGTTTGATGATGCTGTGCCACCAGCTAACCAACCCCAACCAACATAAGTATCTCCTGTTTTATTAACTCCAGAATTACTTCCAACTGAAAAACCATTTGTGTCAAAAGATAAAGTATCATCAGATTCTGTTGTTTCAGCACCATTAGTATCAGATCGTAAAATTTTTGTTGCACCTCTAACTGAATCTGCAAGTCTGTGGTTAGCAGTATCTGATCTTCTTTTTACCCATATCCAATCAGGTTGCATGTTATCAGTTTCTGTCCAAGTAATTTCTCTATCTGCTGAATTATTGCCTGACCAAGTTTGTATTCTTATATAATCTGATGGTTTATCTATATCTGTGTAAGCCATTATCCATACTCCGCTAAATTTTTTGTGTTAAGTGCATAATATTCTGATGGTACAGAATATTCAAAGTTTCCATAGCCATTACCATCACTATTTCCTGATGAGATTGTAAATGGTGGGTTGCCAAAGTTGTAGGAAACAGTTAAAACTCCACTTGATGTGTTATCTGAAATTGAAAAGAAATAAACTCCAGCAGTTGTAGAAGAAGCTGATGATATTGTTTCTCCACCTGTTCCAGCAGATGGGTCAGCACTATTTTGCCAAGTTCCATTTTTTGAAAAATATATTTTGTTATTATCTAAATCTAAACCTATTCCAATAATATCTCCTGTTGTATATGTAGAACCCCAAGAAGAAGTTAATGTTCCCTCAACATCAAGATTTCCATTATTTTCATAATAAATTTCATAGTTTCCACCATTAAGACCATCTGTACTTGATGTTGCTGTTTTTCCAGCAACTCCAATTCTTGCACCACCAACACCAGAAATATATTTTACCTCACAATAATATTTACCAGAAGAAACTCCTAATGTAGTTGAAGTATGAGCATATTCAGAAGCACCAGTTGCAATAGTAGTATTCCCATTTGAATATGTTGAATTAGAATTATTATCTAAAGAATTAGCAGTAGCATAATTATTAGTCGGTGTATCAGTAGTTTGGTCTATGCTAGTTAAATTATTTACAGTAAAGTTATTTCCATTACCTGATACATCATTTCCCAAAGAGCCTGAAGATTCAAAATCAAGGTAAAATCCATTTGTGCCAAAGGTTAAACCAGATACATCAATGGGTTTCCATATTCCTGTGTCTTCGTCAAATTCTCCAAATGATGTTGGTTCTAATGCTTGACCATCAATTAAAACTATTTCTGACATATAGCCATTAAAATATTTAGATGCACCATCACTTCTTCTTCCTATTGTATGTAAAGAATTATCATTAACAAAAGTATCTTGGTTTTGAGATGGATAAATTGTTGCACTAAAACTTGTTTCTTTTTGTCCATTTACAAACATTTGTATTGAATTTGTATCAGGAGTTGTAACTGTACTATCGTATGAAATTACTATATGATACCATGCACTAACATCTCTAAATACTCTATTTGTCCAAAGTCTTGTATTTGTTGAGTTTGATACAGTATTTTGAAATCTAAAAGTATCACTTTCAAAATAAAATCTTGTATCATTATCAGCACTTTCTCTTGAATAAAAAACAAATTCTTCACTACCTAATTTACTTCGTTTTATCCAAGCACTCCATGTCCATTTTTTTCTATTTCCATCACTTGCTGGTGTTCTTTCTAAATAATCACTACTTCCACTATTAAATCTTAATGAGTTATCTACTTCATATCCACCAGCAGATATTGAATTACTTGGAAGTATTAAAGGCATTATATTACCTCAGTTGGAAATTCAGGTAGTGGTCTTGTAAATACAGGATTAGCTTCTGTTCCTGTATTAGTGTATTCGTATAATGCTTTTAGTTCATCAACTGTTGTGCAGTTATTAATCATAGTTTCCATTTCATTAGATTTAGTTCTAACATCTGCTCTAAAAGATAATATGTTTGCTGGAATATCATAGTCAGCAACTTCAGTTGATTTAACTACATACCAATCAGTAGGTGCTAATAAATTACTAGCTTGTTGTTTAACTATTTTTTTCTTTTCAGTTTTTAAACCATAGTTAATAACTTGAACACCATTTTCTAAAATATTATTACCATCTTCATCTACTGCATTTTCATCATTTAATCTTTTAGCAGTTGCAGTTCCCCAAGATTTAGTAACTTGACCATTTGCAAAAGTATATTGTTCGTTAGTGTTAATATAATATGCTGGGTCTTTGTAATTAGTTGAATCAGTTATAACTTCATAAATTCCAATAGCTTCTTTTTCAGCTTGTGACCACATTGTGA